AGAAACTCGACAAGGCAGAGAAGGAACGTAAGGCCACCGAGGAGGGTGTGGCTGCTCAGAAGGCAGCGGCCGAGCTTGAGGCCCTGGCCGAGCGTTCCAGTGACTCGAGTTTCGCAGCTGATTTTGAATGGGCGTATGAGAACATCGGCAACTCGTCGGTGAAGGCGTCAGACGCTCCCAGTGGAGGGGCATGGTTCATGCTCGAATACGGCCGTGAGGCGCGTGCCAAGTTCGTTGATATGGCTCTCCGTTACTTTTCCAAGGCTGGCAAGGAAGCCGACGAAACAAAGGTATTTGCAGATGACCACAGAAAAAAACTCGCCGTGTGCGACAAGCTCCTCACGTTCCAAGGTGGAGTCGCTCCTAGACCTGCTTGGGAAAGAAGACCAGATCCTCCTGGCTGACGGCTTTGACGAGGCCCTGATAGGTCACGCGGCCGGCATGGAGCCTCGAGCGGTTTACGATTACGACCGCTGCATCTCTGTCCTCGTGGATGGTGGCATGACCCACGAAGAGGCTGTTGAGTTCTTTGAGTTCAACACCGTGGGGGCATATGTCGGTGAGCAGACCCCCGTGTTCATCCGACAGATGGACCGTGACGACATGCGGTCCTGCCTGGTCAAGATGATGCGGCGGGGCCAGATGTTCCTTGACTACGTCCAGGACCGGCTGGTTGACGAGGAGCAGGCCACTGGCATCCGCTGGCGAAGCGAGATGTCCAACATGATGCGTGGGCTCCGCGAGTGCAAGGAGATGCTCGAGGAGGGGTCATGAAGACGGTCATTCACGTCAACCAGCTCGTGATACGCCGCAACAACAAGACCGGCGAGAGGAACCCGGTACTGTCCTGCAAGACCTACAAGAGCAACACCTACGGTCACGAGGCCGAGATAACCGGCCCTTGCCGGGTGGTGTACTCGCCGGACAAGCCACTGGGCTGCGGTGCCCGCGTGTGGATTGAGACAGAGTCAGAGGTGGTGGTCCGTTGAGTGACAGAAAGCAGCTACAGGAATCTGGAAGCTCCCAATGTGGGTCTTGCGGCGAGGATCTGTACGGAGCTGGGCAGGAATACAGGAACGCATTTCACTGCCAGGATTGTTTTCGGGAATTGGCGGACGGGGTCATTCCCGCTCCGTTGAATAATAAGCCTCGGGGCAAGGTTCGGGATTTACTCGGTGGAGAGAGAAAGTATCACGGTGGGCGGTTTTACAACGGTGAGTGGTGACCGAAGGGGTTATGGGGTGTTGGTCCTTTGAGTGAATTTTACTCCATGGTCCCGAAGGATCGCCGGGCCAACCTGGAGTTCCGCAAGTGGGCGTTGCACCTCGGCTCCGAGTCTGCTGAGCAGCGTCATGAACTGTGGATGATGTGCAGCCGCGACATACTGTTCTACATCAATACGTTCGGTTGGCTGCTTGAGCCCCGCGCTACCGGGGACACCCCGAAGGTGATTCCCTTCCTGACTTATCCTTACCAGGACGACGCCATCCTGCGTATGCAGGACGCCGTGGGCGTGCGTGACGTGGGCATCCACAAAAGCCGTGCCACGGGTGCGACGTGGATGTGCCTTTACCTGGCTGACTGGTTCTGGCGTTTCAAAGAATGGAGCCAGATCGGGCTGGTGAGCAGGACCGAGTCGGCAGTGGACAACCCAGACGATCCCGACTCGCTGATGAGCAAGCTGGATTTCATACGCGAGCATGTCCCGGTCTGGCTGAACCCGAACGACTGGGAGCGAAAGGTTTCCAATCACTCTCTGACAAACGTGGACAACAACTCGACCATCGTCGGCTACTCGGCTGTTGGTGATGTTGGGCGTGGTGGCCGCAAACTGTTCTTCATCCTCGACGAGTTCCACTCGTTCAAGTCGGGAGAGGATTACGCAGCCCACGACTCGACCCAGCACGTCACACCCTGCCGTATCGTGATCAGCACGCCCTCTCGTAAACGCGGCCCGGCCGGCGCGTATTACGACCTGATCTCGGACGACGAGTCCAACATGGACAAGATCATTCTTGACTGGAAGGATGACCCGCAGAAGTCAGCCGGGCTGTACACGTCCGAGGATGGCAGGATAAAGGTCCTGGATGAGGACCACGAGTTCCCGCAGGACTACCCCTTCATTGCCGACGGTAAGACCCGCAGCCCGTATTACGACTGGGAGTGCAAGCGTCCACTGGCGACACCGCAGAGTATCGCGGCCGAACTGGATCGCAGCTTCGGTGGAGCGGCCTACAGTTACTTTGACGGGGTGCTGATTGACCACCTCAAGCAAACAACGTCCAGGGATCCGTACCAGCGTGGGGTCCTGGGTTACGACGCAGAGACTTACCGTGCCGGCTGGTCGGAGAAGGAGAACGGACCCTTTCGCCTCTGGATATACCCCGACGCCCACGGCCACATACCAGAGGACGGTGTTTACTCCATCGGAATAGATATCTCAGCCGGAACCGGGGGCAGCTTCTCGAGCAACTCGGCCATGGTCATCTTTGATGTGACGACGGGTGAGCAGGTCGGAGAGTGGATCTCCAACACCCTGCGTCCCGATCAACTGGCGGGACTGGCTGTGGCCACCGGAAAGTGGTTCAACAACGCCTACCTGGTTCCCGAGGTCAACGGCCCGCTTGGCGCGACATTCATGAAGGAGCTGATCCGCATCGGCTACACCAACCTGTTCTACCGAAACGTGGAGCTGGTCGGGTTCCGCAAAAAGACCCAGAAGCCAGGCTACATGAACAGCGACCGTGGTGAGGCCATCCTTGGCGAACTTCAACGAGCGATGGAAACCGGTGATTGTCAGGTTCGCTCAAGCATCATTCTTGACGAGTGCGGACAGTACGTTTACCGCAACGGCGGGCTGGTCCACGCGGGGTCAGCTAACACAGCCGACGAGTCTGCCAAGGGCCGCAGTCATGGCGACGTGGCGATCGCTGCCGCGTGTGGTTGGCATGGTGTACAGGACCGCCCCCTGAAAAACACCGAGGAAGAGAGGTCTGAAGTCCCAGAAGGTTCCATGGCCTTCCGACGCCGCCTGGGGCGTGATGCATCGGTGGATATTGATGGGTGGTAACACCTGTTGACGTTATCCAAATGATGTCAGTAAGATGCCGTCACTGTGATGACTTTCGGGGAGTGAGCCATGCCGATGGGTGGGCGGTTTGCGTACACGAAAAAGGGCAAGGCTGCGGCCCGTAAGGCTCGCAAGAAGGCCGGTCGCAAGCGCAAGAAGTCGGGGAAGAGGCGTAAATGAACCCGAATAAAGATCGCGACCGAAATCGGCTGTACTCTGCAATTGAGTGGAGTCGTCGCAAGCTGCGTCCGTTTCGGGAGCATCGCCTGTCGGCCATCAAGGAATACGTCGGCACCAGGTATTCCAACGACGGCGCGGGCAAGCGGGTCTACCTCAACCTGATTGAGCAGGCAGTCAACACTTACTGCCGCCAGCTCGCGGCCAACAACCCCAAGGTCCTGGTCACGACCAGGAAGAATGACCTGCGGGCGAGGGCCTACGAGCTTGAGCTGGCCTGCAACCACCTGCTCCAGGAGATCAACTTTGTCAACACGCTGAGACAGTCAGTTGTGGAGGCAATGTTTTCGGTCGGCATCATCAAGGTTGGGGCCGCCGTCGGTGAACAGGTCGAGGTTGACGGGTTTCTTCACAATGTCGGCCAGCCGTTTGCCGACAACGTGACGCTCGACGATTGGTGCCAGGACATGTCCGCCACGCGGTGGGACCAGATTTCCTTTGCGGGAAACCAGTTCCGCGTTCCGCTCGAGGAAGCAAAAGAAAACAAGGCATGGAACGCCAAGGTCAGGAAAGAGCTGAAGGCTTCAAGTCACAGCCACATGAACGAGGGCGGTGACCAGACAGCCGACTCTGTCAGCCAGGGTGGAGACAACGCGGTTGACGAGTACGCCGACTTCGTTGACCTGTGGGAAATCTGGCTGCCCCGAGAGAACAAGCTGATGGTTGTCCCCACCGCGGGGATGACGGGGACGGTCGCCGGCAAGCCGCTCAGCGTCGAGGATTGGGATGGGCCTGAAGGTGGACCGTACCACCGCCTGACCTTCTCGGAGGTTCCCGGAAACGTGATGGGTCTTCCGGCCGTCGCACTGTGGATGGATCTGCACGAGCTGGTCAACAGCCTGTACCGCAAGCTGTCCCGCCAGGCCCAGCGTCAGAAGGACGTGTTCACCTACCCCGGTGGCTCCGAGGAAGACGCCCGCCGCGTGGCCGAGTCCAGCGACGGCGAGACCATCCGCACGGACAACCCGGCCGCAATCACGGTCCACAAGTATTCCACTCTCGACCAGAGCAACCTCGCGTTCGCGATCCAGTCCAAGGCTTTCTTCTCTGAGATGGCTGGAAACCTGGACACCCTGGCCGGGCTGAGAACCGAGGCCCCCACGCTGGGACAGGAGCGTCTGCTCTCCGAAAGCAGTCACCAGCGTGTGGCTGACATGCAGGAGCGAACGGTCGAGTTTGCCAGGGGCGTGATCCGCGACCTGTCGGCAATCATGTGGTATTCACCGATGATTGACATGCCCATCTCAAAGGAGATAAACGGCGAGCAGATCGGTGATGAGATCCGCTGGCCGTACCCCGAGCAGGACTACCTGCCCGAGGATCTCCGCGAGGGCGATTTCTTTGATTACAACCTCGACGTTGAGCCATACTCGCTCCAGCACCACCCGCCGGCTGCGAGGATTGCGGCCATTGACCAGATCATGATGCAGGTGCTGTTGCCTGGAATGCAGTTGTTGCAGGAGCAGGGCAAGAGCATAGACTTCGGCGCATACATGCGAATCAAGTCCAAGTACATGAACCTTCCCGAGCTGGAAGAGATCGTGGTGGACGCCTCCGGCGAAGCGTCCGGTGAGCCGGCCCACCAGGAGCGGGGCGGAAACTCCCCGGCCAGGCAGGCCCCGGTGACCCGGCGGGAGAACGTCCGCATCAACCAGCCCGGTGCCAGTAAGAGCGGGGCCGAGCAGGTCCTGATGAACACACTGATGGGTGGCCAGTCGCAGCCCGATGAACGTGCCGGCGCGGTGAGGGAGTCACTCTGATGCCAACATATGGCTACGTCACTGAAAACGGCGAGGTGGTTGACATCATGATGTCTGTCACCGAGATGCAGCGTCGGCAGAACAAGGACGGGTGGATCGTGCTGGACGACGGTCGCAAGGCTCGCCGCAGCTACAAGGGCATGCTGCCGGTGACGCCGTCCACGTACCCCAAGCGTTCTGACGCCATGGGTGTCCACCCGTCCCAGGTCAGTGACGCCAGGGCTGCCGACGAGCGGCTGGGTGTTCCCATCCAATACGACAAGAAAACCGGCGAGGCAGTTTACGAGTCCAAGTCACAGAGGAAGAAGCACTGCGAGGCGCACGGCTTCTTTGACCGAAACGGCGGGCACTCGGACCCGCAAAGGAAGTAGAAATGCCAGACGAAGAAAAAATTGAACCCTCAGAAGATGTCGAGACGGAAGCTCCCGAAGAGGAGTCCGCCGACGACGAGGTGAGTGAAGAGTTCTTCCCCGAGGATGAGCCGTCCGAGGACGAGGAAGAGGCGAAAGAGGAATTTGACATCCAGGATCCTGGTGAACCTGAAGAGGATCCCGAGGACGACGAAGAGGAAGTCCCGGAGCAAGACGACGACGAAATTCTCGAGGACGACGATGATCCTGCTGGTGAGGCCGACCCAGAGCCGGCCGGGGAACAGGTGGGTATTTCTCCCGAGTTGTCTGAGCGTGCTGCCGGTGTCGGGGTGACCGAGGAGGATCTGGATCTCTTTGCGTCGCCCGAGGCACTTGAGCAGTATGTTGCCCGTCGCGAGCAACAGGACGACGTTGAGGCGGCCCCGGCCGTCGTGGAGAAACAGCAGGAGTACACCGTAACGCTCGACCCCGAGCTGTACGACGAAGAGATCATTAGCGAGTTTTCCTCGCTGGCCAAACACTTGACCAGTGAGATGGAGCAGGTCCGTGCTGCACATTCCCAGGTGCTTTCGCACCTGGATGACGAGCAGCAACGTGCCTTTGTTGCCCGGATGGATGCAAGATTTGCCTCTATGCCGGATGAGCTGCGGAGTGTTTTCGGAACCGGATCGTTTGATGAATTGGATCCAAACGGGCCGGAGATGAAGGCACGGGCCGAGGTGGTTGACATGTTCAATACCCTGGCCGACAAGTACCCCTCGCAATCCGAGGACGTGGCATGGAACAGGTCTCTCAGTGCTTTGCACGGAGAGGCCATGACAAAAACCGAGCGGTCAAAAATTCGCTCTAGTATTCGCAGCCAGCGGGCCGTCGCCAACCGGCCCACGCAGCGAGAGTCCAGTGGCAACCTGACGCCGCAGGAGTCTGCCGTTGCAGCGGTCGCGGAGAAGATGAGTGATTTCTGATCGCATATACCAGGAGAAATAAGATATGGCTCTCAGCCATGACCAGATCCTGGACCTCGTAAAGACCACCCAGAAAGAACTGGGGAAGATGCGGTGGACCGAGATTGCCACCGATCTTCAGGAGTACGAAGTCCTTTCCAAGATGCTTAAGAGTAACAAGGTTTCCTTCGCCACGGGCGAGGGGATCCAGCGCAATGTTATGACTGACATCTCGGGTGCTGCAAAACACGTCGGACTCTATAATTCCGACGATGTTAATGTCGGCGACGTGATGCAGGTCATTGACGTGCCCTTCCGGCACTCGACGACTAACTACGCCTTTGACCGTCGCGAACGTGCGATGAACGAAGGTCCCGAGCAGATCGTGGAGCTGATCAAGGTTCGCCGTGCGGACGCGATGATCAGTCTCGCCAAGTTGCTCGAGGACACTTTCTGGGACGACCACAACGGCGACAACGTGACGCCGTTCGGTATTCGCTACTGGGTCCAGGGTTCAACTACCCAGGGATTCAACGGCGGGAACCACGCCAGCTTTGCGTCTGGTCCTGGTAACCTGAGTTCGAGCGACTTTAGTCGGTGGAGCAATTACACCGACAAGTTCACGAACCTGACCAAGGCCGATGTGGTCAAGAAACTCCGTAAGGCCCACCGCCTGACGGACTTCAAATCGCCCGTGGACATCCCGGACTACCGGACCTCCAAGGGTCAGAACTACCGAATCTATATGAACGAAGAGACGATCTCTGCGTTCGAGGATATCGGTGAGGCCCAGAACGAGAACCTCGGCCGGGACCTCGCGTCCATGGACGGGAACATTTCGTTCCGCCGCAACCCGCTGGTTTACATCCCGAAGCTGGATGCCGAAACCAACAAGCCTATTTACCTCATCAACTGGGGTGTCTTCTCGGTGTTCTTCCTTAAGGGTGAACATCTCCGCGAGGACGGGCCTCTCCGCGTGGCTGGTCAGCACAACGTGTACCAGGTGCATGTTGACCTGTCCTGGAACTCCCTTTGTGTTGACCGTCGTCGGCTGGCCAAGCTCAGCACCGACGGCGAAGCCTAGTAAGAAAGGAGAACTCAGCAATGGCTGTTGAAGTTCAATATCGCGGCGACAACTCGGACGCAGGCCCCAGTGATGGTGTCTGGTTTGATGTCGACCCCCTTGCTTCTCCGAAGAAGCAGGTTGAGATTTTTGAGGACTTCACTGGTGTGTCGTCCCTCATCATGACCGGGTCTCCTCCTGATGGAGCGGACCCCGGTGGTTCCGTTCTCCTCGACACTTCCGGTGATGCGGCTGACAGCACGCTTGCGTTCAAGCTGGCTGACGACAAGGACCTCACCTTTGAGGCCCGCATCAAGATCGTGACGGCTGCGATTCTCCGCTGCGGTCTCGAGGACGCGGACAACTCGGATCGTCTGAGTTTCGAGATTGCGTCAGACAGTGCTGTTCTCAAGCATGACGACGCCACGAACGACGAGACTATTGCCACGAAGGCAGTTACCGCCGGTTCGTATGTCAAGCTGGGCTTCCGGGTTCGTGGTGCCGGTGCAAACACCGAGATCACGGCGTATGCCGACGGGGTCAAGGTGGCCTCAAAGAAGCTGAGCGACCTCACCGCGTCGGCTGTGTCGGCACAACCGATGAAGGTGTCGGTTGTCAGTGCCGGCGGGCCTGACGTGGAAGTGGACTGGATCAAAGCGGTCCAGCTTCGCTAGTCGGTTCTACCAGGGTAACCGGGGGGGTGGGTGATCGGGCTCACCCCCCTGGGCACCTGGACAGGAGTCCTTCATGGCATTTGCAGTTGCCAGCCGAGTCAAGGAAACCACCACGACGACCGGAACCGGCACAATCAATTTGGCCGGCGCGGAGAGTGGTTACCAAACATTCGTCGCAGGAATTGGAGATGGAAACGTAACGTATTACTGCATTGAGAGTGGAACGGCGTGGGAGGTCGGTCTCGGCACTGTAACCGACGCGACCCCAGACACGCTCTCCCGCACGACTATTGTCGCCAGCTCCAACAGTGGCAGCGCGATCACGCTGTCTGGCACGTCTACCGTGTTCTGCACGCAGCCGGGTGAGCGTCCATTCCTCGGTGCCCCGGATGCCGTTTTGGAAGACCAGAAGGCTGGAGGTACAGAAGGAGGAACCGAAACGACGGCGAATATATGGCACTCACGGGATCTCAACACAACAGTTCGTAATGTGGGATCCGTCCTCACCTTGTCATCTGATCAGTTTACACCGTCACAGGATGGTTGGGTTGAGTATTCAACGATCATGTACGATGCGGAGAATGGCAAGGGGAGACTATACAACGACACCGATGACACAGTTAGCGGGATCAGTCTAAGTAATCACAAAGACACATATGCCAACGGTGTATACGCGGGCGGTGCTGCCGTGTTGGCTGGTAAGACATATGAAGTTCAGTCGTGGAACCAGACATGGCAAGGCATAGCACTGCATGGGTGGGCACCTAGCTCCGATGGAGCAGACGGCGCAGCGGAAGCAGCCGTGCCAGCAGTGACAGCAGCAGCAGCCGACGCAGCCGCAGCTGCTCGACGA